ATTTAAGGTTTTATTCGATAAAGAAAATAAAACCTAAATTATATGCTATTTTATCTTATTTAGGCATACTTTTTACTTATATGTTTTCATATATGGTTAATAAAGAAGAAATTAACATTTATAATATACTTGGAAGTTTGATTATTATTATAAGTAATATTTATTTATTATATAATTAAAATTTAATAAGCTTCATTCCAATTAATGGTTGCATAAATATTTGCACTACCTGATAATGTTTGTGCTGTTAAAACAAATACATCACTAACATTATTAATATTTGAAGTTATTTGAATTAAATTTGAAAAAATACCATCTAAACTTTGAAATACAACTGAACCTTTTCCTTGTGCATAACTGCTATCAACAATAATATTTGTATTTGTTGTTATATTTGTTATATTTGCTCCTCCTAGTGCATATTCAGTAACACTATTAGGATCAACTGAATTCCATGTAGTTATTGTAGGACTATTTGGAGCTAAATATAATCTTACTCTAAAAATAAAATCAGCATTTGATGTTCCAAATACTCCTATAAGTGAAGGAATAATATTTTGATGATAATATTGATTATTTGATATTGATGCTGATGCTGAATTTCCACGTAATGCCAAAATCGCTGTTTCTGTTGTTGATGTTGTTATTGCTGTTGTATTATTAGAAATACTAAATGGACGTCCAATTGGGTTATAACCTCCTTCAGAAATAACAGAACTACAAATTTGTGTTAAATATGCTGAACCACTATCTGCTACATTTAATTCATATCTGATTGGAAGATTTGGATTTAACATATATGGTTCTGTTAAATTATTTAAATTTGATATTTGATGACAATAATAAATTTGTCCGAAAATATAAAATCCAAATCGTATTCGTCCAACACTTAACCATTCAAAATCAATCACAAATAATTGATTTTTAGTAAAATCTAAATTATAACCACTTGTTCCTGTTCCATCTAAACTATCAATATTCCAATTTGTTTGTAAAATTTCTGTATCTGTTGTATTATTTCTTAGTACAACATATAAACCAGTTTGTGTTTTTTTAAAAAATAATCCATTATTATTATCATAATATCCTAATTGTGCATAATAATCTGTTGATGTTGCTGAAGCACCAATAATTCCTGAACCTAAAAATAATAAAGATTTACCAGGTTGATAAATACAATATTTTCTTGATTGATTTATATATGATCCAACTCCTGTACTACTTAAAACGGATTTAGATGAACCATAAGATGCTGTTCCAACACCAGAAGATGTTGAACTAATTAACATATTATTATTTAAAAATTCTGAATTTGCTGTTGTTTCATTTGGAAATTTGATATCTAATAATGTAAATGGATTAGTGACTCTTAATTTTCCAAATGCATCATAAAAACTATTACTTGGTGCTTCATATTGAGATTGATTATTATTTTTATTTGTTTCTGTACTTAATCTTGAACTAATTGTAAAAGTTGCACTTGTTGTATTATAAATAATTCTATAATAAGTATTTAAGATGTTATAATTTTTTTGAAATGTTGTATTTGTAAAATAAGTATCTTTAAAATAAGTTGTCCAAGTAGAATTATCACCAGAAAATTGAATTTCTAAACCTCCTGCATTTGAATTTTCTGTTGATGTTATATAAATTGAAATTTGATTATATCCTGTTGTATTTGTACCAGTTCCTGTAAAAGTTGTGCTTGTTGTTGAAGTTGAATTATTATTATCATTTTTACTTAATACATTTGGTATAAATGTCATATATATAATACTATTATAAAAATTGTATATTATTATTTAATGTTAATTTTATTTAATTTATTTATTTATTTTTATGAAATTATCCAAATTCCATTTGTATTCGATGTATTCGATATTAATGTTATTGATGAATAATTAATATTTAATGTTAATGAATTGTTATTAGCAATAGTGTCTGAACCGGATGTTTGAATAATAAATTCATTATTTGTTAAATTTCCACCAACATCTGAAAAAATATGCATTCTTTTATTATTTGTTAAACTACTAATTAAAGGCAATGTTATTGTTATAATATTGGATGATGTATCAACTTGATATATATCAAATTCACTAACATCAGAATATAAAGTATATGATGAATTAGTTAATATAGATGATATTGTATAATCAGTAAATATACTTGAACCACTAGGACCAGTAGGTCCAGTAGGTCCTGTGTCTCCAGTAGGTCCTTGAATACCTTGATCTCCTGTTGGTCCTGTAGGTCCTATGTCTCCAGTAGGTCCTTGAATACCTTGATCTCCTGTTGGTCCTGTAGGTCCTATGTCTCCTGTAGGTCCTTGAATACCTTGATCTCCTGTTGGTCCTGTAGGTCCTATGTCTCCTGTAGGTCCTTGAATACCTTGATCTCCTGTTGGTCCTGTAGGTCCTGTGTCTCCTGTAGGTCCTTGAATACCTTGATCTCCTGATGGTCCTGTAGGTCCTGTGTCTCCTGTTGGTCCTTGAATACCTTGATCTCCTGTTGGTCCTGTAGTTCCAGTAGGTCCTGTGTCTCCAGTAGGTCCTGTTGGTCCAGTTGGTCCAGTAGTTCCTGAGTTTATTAAAGAATAAACTGGTCCATAAGGATCTCCTGTATTAGGATTAATTTCTTGAGCATTTAAATCATAATCAGATGTTAATTGTGTTCCTGTTGGAAATATTTTCCATCCTCCAATTGCTCTAGGAGTTAATTCTTTAGGACCAATATTTATAAAAGGTGAAGCAATACCTGTTTGAGTATAAATAATACCATTTAAATCTGAACCTATTGTAGCATCTACACCACCAATAGTATTTGTTATATTAATTGTACCTGGACCAAGAAATAAATCTTTAAATCTTAAACTTTCTTTACCTAATGTATATTTATTATTTGTTTTTGGAATAATATTTTTACTTATTTCAATTTTATCAGATTCAACTTTTAAAGAATCATTGTAATAATATTTTTTATTATTTTTTAATAAAATACTTCCTGTTCCTTGACTATTAATAGTAAAAGGTGGTCCAGTAGGTCCTGTAGGTCCTGTTGGACCAGTAGGTCCTTGTTTAGAATTATTTCTTTTGCATACAGTAACACAATTTGTTCTATTATTATATCTTATTTGACAACTCATTAATATAAATCAATATAAAAAATAATAATTAATTATAATTAATGAAAATATGTTTAAATATGATAGTTAAAAATGAATCACATATTATTAAAGAAACTTTATTAAATATAACACAATATTTCAATTTTGATTATTATATAATTTGTGATACAGGTTCTGTTGATAATACTAAAGAAATTATACAATTATTTTTTAATGAAAAAAAAATAAATGGTGAAATATTTGATACTCCTTGGGAAAATTTTGGTAAAAATAGAACAATTGCTTTAGAAAAGGCTTATAAAAAAAGTGACTATTTATTCATTTTTGACGCTGATGATAAAATACATGGAGAATTAAAAATTCCTGAATATTTAGATGCAGATAAATATGAATTTAAATTTGGAAATAATTTTTGTTATAAAAGAACATTATTAATTAATAATAATAAAAAATGGGAATTTAAAGGTGTTTTACATGAATATTTAAATAATTTAGAAAAAATTAATAAAACTGAATTAATTGAAGGAAATTATTATATAGAATCAGGAAGACAAGGTTTTCGAAATAAATCATTAAATAAATATTATAATGATGCTTTATTATTAGAAAATGCTTATAATACTGAAAAAGATATATCTTTAAAAAATAGATATGCTTTTTATATTGCTCAAAGTTATAAAGATAGTAATTATATAAATAAAGCAATAAAATGGTATGAAACAGTATTAGTATTAAATAATTGGTTACAAGAAAAATATTACTCTTGTATTATGTTAGGTATTCTATATAAAAATAAAGATAAAAATAAATCAATTTATTATTATTTAAATTCTATTATATATGACAAAAATAGAATTGAAGGAATTGTATATGCTATTATAGAATATTATAATGAAAAAAATTATTTATTAGTACATTTATTAGCAAATAAATTTAATAAAATTAATAGAATAAATTTAAAAAATAAAAATACTAAATTATTTTTAAATTTAGATTTATATAATGACCAATTAGATTATTATAATTCAATAAGTTCTTATTATATTAATGAAAAAGAAAATGGTTATCATTCATTGAAAAAAATATTAAAAAATAAGTTAATTAATCATAATCAATTATATTATAGTTTAAAAAATATATCTTTTTATAAAGAACAAATTATAAATGATTTATATTTTTTAGATTTTTATAAAGATTTTATTAATTGTATTAATTATTTAAATAATTATAAGAATGATAAAATAATTCAAGAAAATTTATTATTTTTAAATGAAATACGAAATAATAATTTTTATAAATAATAATAAGTTAATTAAATTATTATTATTTATATTTATTATAATCTGTATTTAATTCGTTAATTTCAATAATTAATGATATTAAACCATCTTTTATAATATCTGATTGATTATAAGTTAAATATTCATTATTTATTTTATGAGTTCTTCCTATTGCTTCAATATGCCATTTATAATCTGTTTTTAGTTTGTCTAATTGAATATTATTATCTAAAATATAATCTTCAATATTAATTTTTAAATTTGTTCTTGATTTATTACATCTTTTACAACATTTTGTATATCTATTTAAACCATGCCAAGATGTAGAACCTGCATTATATTTAACTTTATTTTGGGGTGTTAATTCTACATTATTTGGATAAATATATACTTCTATATGTAATGATTCTCTTGGAATAGGAATTCCATGTAATTCTAAATTAATTTTTGATGGATTATATGGTTTTAATTCTATTTTATTGTAAGAATATGGATATTTACTAAAATCTAACATATCTTTTACTTTAATATAATTAGCTTTATCATTTTCCCATCCAAATTTATAATTTTTATAATTCATTGAATATACATTATTAGGAAAAAATGGTGAAATAACATCATTTAATGTTTCATCTGGTATTTGTGGCGGTAATAAATCTTTTTTAAATCCATTTGTTTTATTAAACATCCAATTGTAAAAAAATCTATCAACATTACAATGATGAAGCCAGAAAAGTGGATCATAAGCAGAAATAGGAACATCACTCATATTTCCACCTGAACCACCAATATAATCATGAACATTATTATGAGGAATTTCTAATGGATTAAAGTCTATTAATGTTTTTAAAATATTTTCATATAATGTATTGGAGCTAAAAGTTGGATATCTTTGTGCATACATAACATTATTAAATTCTTTACATGTAATATCTAATTTTTTAACTTCAATTGAATTTTTAGGTGTTAAAAATCCATTTCTTTGAACTATTTTTTTTTCTCCATTTACATCAAAATAATAATTGTTTTGTGCTGCTAATGGATTTGTGATTGTTATTTCTTTATTATCAAGTAAAATAGTAATATTTGTTTCATTCATAAATGAATAATCAACACCATTATTTTCTAAATATAAATATGGTAAAGCTATGTAATTTTTATCTGTTGAATTATTATATTTATTTAATAATAATTCAAATTGATAAATATAAACTGTGTGAAAAACAGCAAATTTAGTTTGACTATGTGCACAATAAAATGGTTCATCTGGAGTATTTCCAATTTTTTCTACAATAGCTGGGTCTGTTGGACATTTAACTCCCTTATCATTTGGATTAAATGTATTTCCATGTATTCCACATATTCTAGACCAATCATCGGATAATTGAAGATTTCTTAATGCATTCATAAAACGACCAAATTCGGTTGGAATTTTTTCTTTTAATGTAATAATGTTTCTTCGTAAATATTTTTTTTCAACCAATTTCATTTATATATTAGATAAATATAATTATATTGTTTGTAGTTATAAAATATTACTTATATTATAATTTTAATGATTTTTTTAATAAATTTTTAAATGATTTTTTAATAATTTTTATAATTTTTAACTTAAAGAATTATTTTTATATATAAAATAGAATTTTATATGCATATTTATTGTTGTGGTATTATAATATTTTATAATGATTTAACAGTTATTGTTAAAACAGAAGGAAATAGATATTCATTTCCAAAAGGGAAAAGAAATAGGAATGAAGATTTATTAGATTGTGCTTTTCGAGAATTAGATGAAGAAACAAATATAAAAAAAGATGAAATTCAATTATTAGAAAATTATTATGATGAAATGAATGTTAATCAAACTTGTATTTCAGTTCGTTATTATGTTGGAATATTAAGTAAAAAAAAGGAATTAACATTTATGGATCCTAATGAACTTGATGAAGTTAATTATGAAAAAGTTGAAACTGTTTTACAAATGAAAGATGAAAATGTAAAGCCTAGACGAAAAGAAATTTTAGAATTAGCTTATAATTATTATAAAAATTATTCTTCAATGAACAAGGAAATTAATAAATATAAAAATATTGAAGGTAATGAACTTGTAGATGGAAAAGTAGATGATGTAAAAAAAATAAAAACAGAAAATAATCAAAAATTAAATAAAGATGAAGTATTATTATCAAAAACATTATCATGGTTATTAAGACATGGAATTATTGAAGAAAATATGAAAATGGATAATGAAGGTTATGTATTAATAAGTGATATATTAAAAAAGAAACAATTTAGAAATTATAATTTAGAAGATATAATAAATGTTGTTTCAAATAATAATAAAAAACGTTTTGATATAAAAGATAATATTTATATTCGTGCGAGACAAGGACATAATAAAGATGTTGGAAAATTATTAGATGATGATTTAATGCTTCCAGAAATTAAAGTTCCTTTAGATGAATGTATTCATGGAACAACAAAAAAAGCATATAATGAAATAAAAAAAAGTGGATTGACAGCGATGTCTAGAAAACATATTCATATGGCAATGAATTTGGAGAAAATAAGAGATCAATCAAAAGTTGCGATATATATTGATATGAAAAGGGCAATGGAAGATGGAATAAAATTTTATAAATCAGATAATGATGTTATTTTATGTAAAACAACTATTCAACCATCATATTTTATGAAAATAGAATATTTATAATTTTTTCGGATAAAAAGTTATATAATTTAAGATTTAATAATAAAAAATAAATATATATTTTTAATTTATAATGACTACTAAAGAAATCAAAAAAGAAATTAAAAAAATAAAAAAAGAATCTGCTAAAGAAAACAATAAAAAAACCTGTTAAAAAGACTATTTCTACCAAAAAACCTGTTAAAAAAACAATTAAAAAATAAATATTTTTTTATATCATATATTAAATTTATATCATTTAATATTATATGCCATTGTGTAAAAATGATCCAAAAAAATCATATAAAGGAGATGAACCTAGTCCTAAGGGTTTAGGTTATTGTGCTCATGCTGAAAAATTAGGAGTTTCTAAAAAAGGAAAAGATGGAAATACCTGGAAAATTGAAGCTACTTCTAAAGGAGTTAAAAGATGGGTGAAACAAAAAGCTGAAAAAAAATCTGTTAAACATGATAGAAAAAAAATAGAAAAACATAAAACATATTTTATTTATACAGGCTACAATGGAGATATGGGTTTTACTCCAATAAATTTTATTGTCAAAATAAATAAAAAACAATTTATTATATATAAAATTCCAAATAATTTTTATAAAAATATTTCAAGTAATGATGTTGAATCATCTTCATTTAATAAAATTTTAAATAAAAAACATAAAGATTTTATAAGTGAACAAAAAAAACCTGATTTTAAATTTAATTTTGATAAAGTATTTATAACAAAAGGTGTTGAACAAGTTTTAATGTTGGATAATAATGATAGTATTACTTATAATCCAAAATTAAATGGTAATAATTTATTATTTAAAGTAAATAATGATTATATTTTTGTAGGTAATGAAGTATATAAATTTAAAAGTGAAAATGATGAAATATTAGATTTTTATTCATCTGTTGAATTATATGATTATAATTACTGTCCAATGGCATATAGTAAAGAATATGCTTATTTTTTATTATATAAGAAAAAAGTACCAATGGATAAAATACATCATTTAAGTTTAAAAGATAAAATTAATCCTATATATTATTATACATTAAGTAGTTATATAAAAAATAAATCAAAAGAAGTACAAAATCAAGAAAAAAAACAAAAAGGTAAATTAAGTGGTTCTCCATTAATCAAATTTTCAAAACCTATAAAAACTGTAAAATTAAAATAATTTTTATTATAAAAATATAAGTTAAAAAATCAACAACTAAAAAATAAATATTTTTTTATATCATATATTAAATATTTATCATTTAATATTATATGCATAGATGTAAAAATGATCCAAAAAAATCATATAAAGGAGATGAACCTAGTCCCAAGGGTTTAGGTTATAAATTTAATAATTTAAAAGAAATTATAAATAAAATTAAATTATATATTAATAAATATTATCCAATAAAAATAAATTATTCATCAAACATTCCTTTTAAATTATCTCATTTTCATTTAATATTTTTTAATAAAGATTATTATATAACTAATTTAATAAATTTAGATGGTAATATTTTAAATGAAAAATCAAAAATTAAATATGTATTAACAAATTCAAAAAAAATTTTATGGAATAATTATATTAAATGTATAAGTAAATTAATAAATATTAATTTATGTAATACAGATTTATTATATTATATTTCAAGATTTAATTATATAAATGAATTACATATAAAATCATTTAAATTATTTGACAATAAAATTATTCAAGCAAAATATTTAAAAGAACAAAAATCATTAAATATGAATATGAAAAAGAAATACCCATTAAATCATTTTATTTTTGAAAACTTTTTAATAAGTGAAAATAAAAAAAATATAAAAAAAGAATTAGATAGATTAATATTAAATAGAGATAAATATAAAGAAATACATTTTCATATTGAAAATAATGGTGGAGGAGATTTAATTCCTGTTCATTTAATATTAAGAACATTAACAGGAAAAAAAGAAAAATGGATGAAAAATATTATTAAAATTAATAAAAATAAAAAAATAGAAGAATGGAATTGTTGGAATGAAGAAAATGAATATCATGCAGAATCAGTTAAAAATCTAGAATTAATAAAATTACCTGATTTTAATGATAAATATAATGGTAAAATACATTTACATATTAATGAATCAAATGGTAGTTCATCATGGTTTTTAATCACTTACTTAATTTATTCATTTGGAGAAAAAATAAATAGATTTACTAAAAAATGTGAAAATAGAATTTATAAATATGGAACAATTAATAATAATTTAAGTAAATTAAAATTATATGGTACTTCTAATACTACATCAGGAGATGGAAATTCTATAAAAAAAAATATTAATAATATAAATATATATATTCCAACAGAACAATTTATTAAATCTTCAGTTAAAAAAAAAGATTATAATAGATATTGGACTGATGGATTATAAACTTGTAAAAGTTTATATAATTAATATAGCATTAAATTTAAAAAATGATTAATTTTTAATTTGCATTTATTTTCCACAAATATCCATGAGTTATTTTATTTTCTTTTAATGCTTTATCTAATGATGCATAAGACATTTGAAATTTTTGAATAATATCTGTTTTACAATAAAATGTATTCATAATTTCATTATTATCAGGATTTATTTGATTGATTATATAATTAGATACTGGTTTATTTTTTTCTGGAAGTTTATTATTTTTTAAATATTCAATTTTCATTTGCTCACTACAATCATCAAAAAAATTCCAATAATGACCTGAACTAATACTATTTTGTTTAATAGCTCTTGTAAATGAACGTGTTTTTAAATTCCTTGCTTCAGATGCTTCTTTTTGATTTACATAGACTTCTAAAATTTTTGTTTGTTTAATATCAATCATAGCAATAAGTTTAACTATTGGTGAATTATGCTTACATTGAATTGTATCTGGAATTTTTGTTGGTAATTCTTCATTTCTTTTATGATAATACCATCTATAATCTTTATAAATATAATTTCCACTGGAAGCTCTTTTTAATGCGCTGTTTGATAAATAATTATATTTATTTAAGGCTTCTTTTGGACAATCGAATTCTTCTAAATAATTTTCTAAATCATTAGGGTCATATTTATAAACTTTAGGTGTTCTTATTCCATTGTTTTTTTTATTATAATTTAAAGTATAATTATTATTATATTCTTTTTCATATTTCTCTAATAATTCTAAATCATTATTTCCACATGTTTCATTCATTTGTTCTTGAATTAATTTTAAATTATTATTTTTTTCTTCTTTTATTTTATTTAATTCTAATTGCATTTCATTTATTTTTTGAGTAAATTCTTGATAGGATTTTTTCATTTCATTTTCTTTATCTAATATTTTTAATTGAGATTCTTGAATTTTTAATTGTAATTCTTGATTAATAATAGTAGAATCATTAAAATAATCTATTTTATTATTAATTATTTTTTTAATTTCACTTAAATATTCATTTTCTATTAAATATATTTCTTTTGATTCAATTTCATTTTTAGTTTTCATTGGTTTTCTAAAATTTTCAATATTTGGATGATTATGTAAAAAACGTTCTAATTTTATATTATTAACACACTCATAAATATCAATAATATACATTATATGATTAAAATCATTATGTAAATGACTAAATCTTTCTTTGATATTTTGTGTATTTCCAATTTTAATTAATATTTTATTTTCTTTTTCATAATTTTCATCTTCTAATTGAATAATATAAACTACATTCTTATATTTATATTTTTCAATAAACATATTATGTATTTCTTTTTTATGTTTGTTTTTTAATAATTGTTTATCTACTTCATTTTCTTGTTTTAATCTATACATTCCTGTTAAACGTATTTCTTTAATAACATCAGCCATCCAACTTTGAAATGTTTTTGCTACTGGTTTTCTTGATTGTGCTATTAAACGATATAATCCTTTTTCTGTTAAAAAATTACTATTTCTAGTACCTTTATTATTCGTGTCGGTTGAAACGACACCCCTTTCATCTTCATTAAAATCTTTAATTGCATCTCTAATATTTCTAATATCCAATATTTTAGCAATTTGATTTGCTTGAAATAAAGGATCATCATGAGTTCCTTGTATATTTACAGGAAACTCATTAATATCAATTTTAAACGCTTTTAATATATCCATGTTTTATAAATTATATTATAATTTATCTTTTAAGTACTTTTAAAAAAACTATAATCATTTTTTTTAAAAAATATTATAAAACTGTATATTTTGAACCAATTTCTTTATAATAATAATTATTATATAATAAATTATTTTTTATTGCTTTATTTAATGTTTTATCACTTATTTTTAATTTTTGGATACAATCGTATTTACAAATAAATTTTTGTATTAATTCATTATTTATTGAAAATTGTCCAATACCATCTTTATATAAAAATGGTTTTCCATTTTTTTCTTCAAATTTTATTTTTAAATCATCTGAACATAAATCATATAATATATAATAAAAACCTTTGGTAAATGTCATATTTTTTACATGATTATCTAATGCGGATGATGAAATATAATTATTTTCTTGTGCAGCAACTTTTCTATTTATATAAACATTTAATATTTCTGTTTTTTCTTTATTTAATTTAGCAACATATCCAATATTTTGCTTTTTTGTTATTTTTGTTGGTTCATTATTATAAATTATATTTGGATCTAAATTTCTATCAACATAACACCATCTAAAACCATTATAAATAGTATTATTTTTAATAGCTTTATCAATGCTTGGTCTTTTTAATTTATAATTTGTTTCATGTAAGCATTCTGAAACTGTTTCATAAATTTTTACAATAGTCATTGTTTCAGGATTAATTTTTTGTAATCTTGGACCAATAGTAGGAATTTGGATATTAAAGTTAGTAGTAGTTTTGGTTTGTAAAGAATTTAATTTATTTTTTATTTCTATATTTGTATTTTCAATATTATTGATTTTTTGAGTTAATTGTTTAATATTATTATTTAAATCATTTAATAATAAATTATTATTACTATTATCATTCATCTCCAATAAAATTTTTAATTTTTCAATTTCAAGTTCTAATTTTTCTGTATCACTATTATTAAAATATTTTAAGTTATTATTAATAATTTCAATTAATATATTATATGATAAATTTTTTCCAATATAAAATAATTCTAATTCTTTTTCATGATTTAATAAATTATTAACTCTATTATTTCTAATTAATTCATGTTCTTTTATAAATGTTTCAAAATTTTTACTTTGTTTTACTGTAAAACAATCTAATAACAAACATTCTTCATATTTAGTTTTATGTTCCTTATACCTATCAAGAATACCTTTTCTACTTTCACCTATTTTTATAATATAATGACCATTTTCATATGTTTTTACTTTAATTATGTAAAAAATTGACCCAATAGTAGCATATTCATTTAATAATATTTTTTCTCTTTCTAATATTTTTTGATTTTTTAATTGAATTTGTTGTTCCTTAATTTTTTGTTCAGATTCTAATAATTTATTATTTTGATTTTCTAATTGTAGTCTTAATTCATTGCTTTCTTCTTCTATTATTTCATGTAATGTATCTTCCATTTTTATATAATATTCATGTATTTCATGTGCTTTTTTTGTATCAGCCTTTAAACAAAATTTCTTAAAACAGTTAATAGTCATCATAAATGTTTGTTTATTATGACCTCCTCTATTATCTTCTTTTTTAATTTTTTCATTAAAATTATCATTTATTTTTGCTTTACCAGCTGGTAAAGCAAAAATAATGTAATCTTTATCAAGAATAAAATTTTTTTCTAATAAAGTTTTACCTTTAATTTTTTGAGCAAATCCTAACCATTTCCAAATATTGTCTAAATCAACAACAAAATCATTATTTTTATCGTAATTTAAATAACAATAAAAACTACTTACAAATAATTTTTGTTCTATTTCATTAAAATTTTCTTTAATTTTGTTCAATAACTTATTATTATAATGATTTGATAATTTAGTTATTGGGTTTTTTTCGATTAATTCTACAATATTTAATTCTGTCATCTATATAATTTATTTAAAAATATATTTTAAATACTTTTGTTTTTAAAAAACAAATACAAAAATAATATTACAATTTTAAAATTACAATTTTTTAACTTTTATATTAACCTTGTTCTTTTTCTTGAATAACTCATTAACATCGCCGTCATCATCGGAATCATCTGCATTATAATTAGCTTCACTAAATTGCCAAGCTTCAGGACAACATATGCGGAAATCTTCATGATTATCTGCTTTATACCAAAACACTTGGTCTTCTAGTTTATTGGACTTAGCACCATTATGAATAACAAGACATTCAAAATTTTCTGTGCATGCATCCATAGTTTGACAAAACATTTCGAAGTTATGAAACATTCCTGCATAGTTTTCATACAACTTTTTACGATTTTGATAATTATTTTCACGTAATAAAAAAACCCAATCAATGTTTGACCTTAAATTTGGTGGAATACCTATTGCATATTGCATTGAGAGAATAAACATGATACCCCAATGCCTACCATTCATGAATATTTCTCTAATAATTTTATCTTTCTTCCAGTCATTATCGTACAAACAATCGTCCATAATCAAAAATGCGCGATTATCAATATCTGATTCACCACTCATAATTCTTTTTTTTAGTTGTTTTTGTCTTCTAATGAATTCATTGGTTATTTTAGGTTCATATTCATCATGAATAAAAATAGGTGGAACAATATCACCATAAAATCTATTAGCATTTTCAGTAGGAGAAATGACTGTACCTGCTGGAAGTTCTTGTTTATAATAAAGCATATCTTTAGTTAAATATGACTTACCAGTGTTACGTTTTCCTATCAAGACAACTGTTGCGTCGTCTCTAATCATATTCATATTAAATTTTTTTAACTGAAGACTCATATATATTGATGTAAAATTAATTTTATATCAATAACGAAAAAATGAAATTATTTATTTATTTATTTATTTATTTTTATTATTTTTATTATTTTTATTATTTTTATTATTTTTATTATTTTTATTATTTTTATTATTTTTATTATTTTATTATTTTATTATTTTATTATTTAATCTTCCAAAATATCAACATCAATATCATCATCAACAACTGTTAATCTTTCCATCATTTTTTCTCTTCTTCTTTCCAATTCATGACTATCTTCATTTTCTTTATGTTTTTTAGATGAATTTGTTAGTGCTGTTATAGCAGCTCCTCCTGTCATAAATGGAATTGAATTTTCAAATGATATATATTTATAAGAATAATACATAATCATAATAATAATATAAGACAATAATAAAACAATTACTGAATTAGTTAATAAGTTTTCATCTTCTTCTTCTTTTTGGTTATTATTTTTGATATTATTTTTGAATAAATAATAGGCCAATGAAAAAATAAGAGCTATAAAAAAGGACATAACATAAGGTTCGTATAATATTTTCATAATAATTTTTACCTATAAATTTATAAAATTTATTAAACTAATTCTATAGGATTATTATCTTCTTCATCAGAGGAATTATAATTTACATTTAATTGATTTTTAACTAATCCATTTGAATTTTCTTCATCTAAATAACTTTCACTAGTATAATTATAATTAGCTAAATGTTGGTCATATTTTTTTTGATAAAAAGAATTTGTTTTTTCACCCCCAATTATTTTTTTTTTTATTAAATTTTTATTTTGAAGCTTTGTAATAGTTGGTTTAATATTCATAGGTTTTAATAATTGGCTAATATCATTATTTTCTTTAACTTTTTCAACATTTTCTATTCTTTTTAATATTGGATTATTTCCTAATGTTATTTGCTTTGTTTCTCTTAACTCTTCGGGTTTTTTTGGATTAGTTAATATATTATTCAAATTTACTAATGAAGAATTATTTTCTATAAAATTTATATTTTTTTTTTCTAATGGAGTTTCTATAACTTTAGATTCATTTAAATTAATTTCTTTAATTTCACTTTCATGAACTTCATTATTTACTATATTACTTTCATTATCTAATTTTATAATAGATGTTTCATTAATTCCTTGATAGTTTGAATATTCATTATTAACTTTTTGTTCTTCGTTATTCATTTCATTAGCATCATCATCAGCTTCATCAGCTTCATCAGCATTATTCATTTCATTAGCATCATCAGCTTCATCAGCTTCATCAGCTTCATCAGAATTATTCATTTCATCTGCTTCATCAACTTCATCAGCATTATTCATTACTTCATTATTAGCATCAGTATCATCATCATCTTCATCAAAATCATCATTTGTTAAATTGGATTCACTTTCATCATCTTTTCCTTTAAATGAAAAATTTTCTTTATTTATTTGTTGTTCTTGTGACATAGTTTGTTGTATTAGTCCTTGTTTTAAAATATCTCTAATAGGTAATAAATCTCTTATAGCATTTGAAATAGAATGATTTAAAATATGTAAGCTATCTCGCAAATTAGTATGTTTCTCTTTTGGTGTTAATGTTTTACTAATGTCAAATATATAAGGATTTTTATATATTTCTTTAGAACATTCTATATAACATTTGTGAATAAAATGTTGGGGTTGAGGAACATTAATTTTAATATTCATTGAATCATTATTATTAATTTGAACTGATGTTAATATTTTTGTATTTGTAATAAAAACGGCTTCAATTAAATCTTCAAAATAATCACAATTGCTTGTTTTTTCTATTCTAACATATTCATTTTTAATCATTTCATTATTCCATAAAGGAATATCTTTTAAACTTTTTTGAAATAATTTAATAACACTCCCAGATTGAGTATTTCCGTGAATCATTTCATCACTTAATGCTTTTAATATATCATTATATATTGACTTAAAACCTTCATATAGTCTAGGAGTCAATATTTGTTGTAATTGATTTGTGTATTCTTTTTTAGCTTCAACTAAAACAGGAACTGAATTCATTAATTAATTAAAATAAATTTTAATTTTTTTTATTACGCATTTATCTTTTATTATATTATAATGGTTAATGAATCTAAAAATAATAATTTAAATAATAATAATAATAATAATAATAATAATTTGAACAATAATAATTTGAATAATAATTTGAACAAT